ACGAAGGTAAAGAGCATCGTGTCAAAGAAGATTACGAACGCAATCGTACATTGATCGACTTATCGGCTCAGCCAGATGAAATTAAAAAAATAATCACAGACACTATTTCAACAGCCACACTAGCCAACAAAAATATTAGCCAAGTTGGTATCAGGCTGATGAAGTTTTGTAATCTTTATGATCTTAAAAAGATTTCCGAACAGGCTCAGGCCTATGCCGAGCCCCTTAATGCGAGGTACACAGTATGACAGACTTACATGCAAAGCCAATTATCGAAAATAAGTTTTGGATTGTTGAGAAAGCAGGTGCTAAAGTTGCTACATTAAGAAAAAACGAAGATAATCGTTTTGTAATGAGCAACCACGAAGGAATTAAAATTTATCAAACCAAGGTTGATCTAACTAAAGAATTTGGTAAAGATTTTTTTATTGCTAAAATTATTAAAGAAGCAGACGGTTCAGAGCCAAACGAAGTACACGGGTATACAACTTCAACAACACCGCACAATTCAATGTTTGATGTTAAAAGAAAACTTCCTCTGTTTACAAAGAGTGAAGATAGTAAAAGCCTTTACTGTGCAGGATACTATGTTATTAAATTTGATAAAGGCTGGGTTAAAAGTTTCTGCCCCAAACTTATTACCTTACAAAGATACGAATACCAAGGTCCGTTTAAAACAGAACTAGAAATGAAACAGGTTCTTTCTAATGTCTCAAAATAACTTACCTACAAACTTGCCAACCGTTGAAAAATTAATACAACGAGTAATTTCGGCTGAAAAAAGTCAACAAAAAGATATTAGAATTAGTATTCAAGAAGCTAGAGACCTAACCAATGAATTAGCTATTATGTCTTCTAAATTGGGCAGAACCGTGCAGGAAATACATGCTATGCTAGCTGATATACGCCAGTCAACTACCCAAATTGAAGTTAAAGTTGACGGCGGAGGCTTTGGTTCTTGATAAATATATATGTACTTAATTGACATGTATGAGTAGACCGAAGCCACAAGTTTTGCTGGAATATGCAAACAAAGATACTTATAAAATTGAGCAGATACTCAATAGTGAAGCCATTTGGGCTGTTTTTTATAAAGGACAGCCGTTTAATCTTAAAAGCGGTAGTCTTCTAGCAAACTACCCCGGACCTAAATATAAGAAAGTAAGTTTTAGTAATCCCGGTCATGCACACAATCTTGCTAAAAAATTAAATAAACTTTTTAAAACAACAGACTTCGCAGTTTATAAATTGACCAGCGGAGAAGAAATTAAGTAACATGGACCGAAAAGATTCTTATACTGAAGTTTTTTTAAAGGCAGCAGGTATAGAATACAACAGCGAAAAAATTAAAAATCTTAGAGGGCAATGGTGGTTTAGCACTCGAGAAAAAGAAGTTGGCGGGTTGCGAATGACCGATGCATGTTTGGAATTTGTTGAAACCAAATCTGATATAAAAACTTATAAAATTGATCTCCCTAAAGAATTAACCATAGGGCCTCAAATTTTGATTTGGCTCGATCAATATATCGATAGTCCGTGGCATTTAGAAAAAAGAGCAATTAAGGTTCTCGGAGAAAAAACAGCCTTTGAACTTTATCTATTTTCCGGCGATATCAAAAAACTTGGAACGTCTAGAACTTTAGCCAAAAGAATCCGCCAGGATTCAGATCCCGAAATCATCTAATTTATAAATATTTTCACTATGTTTGATCTTAATCCTTTAGATGTACTAAACAAGCGGTCATTGAATTTTATACCTCCGCATTTTGCAAAATTTAAATTGCATGATTCAATATTTGGGGGTACAAATTCTATTGACTCTTGGATTAAAAATAAACTAAAAGGAAGATATGCAATATGCAAACATCCTTCTATTGACAACGAAGGGCATTTAAAATCTAATCTTTTCGTAGCATTTGAAGATCAAAAAGAGCTAACTTATTTTATGTTAGCATGTCCACATTTAAGGAGAATTTAATGGACCAGCAAGAAAATCAAGCAGCACCAGCAGCAGAACAAGTAGCACCGGCAGCAGAAGCCAACGGACAGTCATCTGATCTAAATCTTAATGATCTAGCAGGACTGCGTAGCATCATCGATGTTGCTAGTACAAGAGGAGCGTTCAAGGCAGGAGAAATGGAAGCTGTTGGTAAACTATACAACAAGCTATCATCTTTCTTAGATGCCGTAACTGCTAAAAAGGAATAATATGGCAAAACCTACAAAACACGTTGGTCGGATGAAGAACACCGGCGTGAAAGTTGTTGTTGTTTTTAGAACTCTCCCAGGTGATTCAGCGTCAGCTCTGGTTCTTCCAGTTCCAACACTATCAGATTCTTATCACGATGCTCTAATGCAGGTATTAGAAACTGATCAGGCACAAGAAGCATTTGAGTTTGGTGAAATGATGTTTATTCGTCATTTCCCCGACGGACGGCCCATGCTTACAGCTATGCAACAAGATGGAAGATTACAAAAAGTTGCAACAGATACAGTTTTGATGACACCCACTGCTAATACATCAGTTTCTTTAGATCAGTTGAATGTTCTAATTGCCGAACAGAAAAATTGTGCTGTCGACGATCTTTGTACTTTTGTCAGCGGTGCTCAGCTTTCAAAGAAAGAAACGGCAAAGCCAACTCCTGTAGTAGAATCTAAAGAATCTACACAGGCACCTACAAGAGCACAAGCGGCACCTAATGCTGTATTGACTGATTCAGATCTTGCAAAAAGCTATCGCAGTCAAGCCGATGCTATGTATAAAGAGGCAGCTCGTTTACGAAAAGAAGCAGATGCTCTTGATCCTCCAAAGAAAAAAGCAACAGCTAAAGTATCAGAAGACCTAAGTGCCTAAGCCGTTGTTTAAACCGCCCAGGCATTTAGTCAAAGAATGGCCAGAGGTTTTTGAAGACCTCTACATGAATACTATGCCTGTTGCGTATCTGATATTTTTGCGGTTAGAATTTACTAATGGTCGGATATGGGAAATAAATGTTCAAGATCAGTTATCAAACTCGGTCGCTGATGAGGTTGCTAAAAAACTATTGAACATTTTTTCTGAGTACAAAGATGATATTAAGAAAATTGATTTTCAAATGGATATCGAACGTTTAAAAAAAGATATTCAAGAATCATCTAAAAACTTATTGCAATTATAAATGTGGAACAAAAAAATATATACTACAGTGTTTCTTTTGAAGAATCTAAAAAGAACTTAGATAGTATTAGTTCCACCTTTTGTGCAGCCAAGTGGTTACAGGTTAGTCTACATTTAACCAATGGTAAAACTCATAGCTGTTATCACCCCCCAACCCATAGCATAGATATTGATCAATTAGAATCAAATCCTAGTGCTCTACACAATACTTCACAAAAATTTCAAGAACGTAAAATGATGCTAGAAGGTCAACGTCCTTCTGGTTGCAATTATTGTTGGAAAATTGAAGATGCTGGTCATGTCAGCGATCGATATTATCGAAGTAGCGAGCATTGGGCAAAGGATAAGATAATACCAATATCGCAACTACCTTATGACCATAATGTAGATCCTAGTTATATCGAAGTCAATTTCAATCAAACCTGTAATTTTAAATGTGCTTATTGCAGTCCGCATCTAAGCAGTTCTTGGCAAGAAGAAATTGAAGAGCACGGGCCTTATATATTTCCAGATAAAGAACATAACAATATTGATAGATTAAAAAAACTAGGATTAATGCCCATAGAAGGTAGTGTTAAAAATAATCCTTATGTAACAGCTTTTTGGAAGTGGTGGCCAAATATATATTATAGTCTAAGAGTATTTAGAATGACCGGCGGCGAACCAATGCTAGATGCAAATACGTTTAAGGTTTTAGATTATGTTGCAAGTAATCCTAACAAACATTTAGAACTAAATGTTACTAGTAATTTATGCCCGCCAAGGCAAGATATATTTGATAGATTTTTAGAAAAGATTAAAGCACTCGATAGCGTTGAATTTTCAACCGAATGCTATGTTCCTGATCCTAAAAATGGAAAACCTTGGCAGGAATGGCCTCATTATATTATTGGTCGCGAAGCTAAAGAATATCATAACAGCAATTTACCAAGCATCGAAAGGCACCAAATACCTCAGACATTTCCTGAGATAGGACATGCACTAGAAGATGGTAGTTTCACTTATCTATACAAATATCATGATGTTGCTTGTAAACATTTTATTTTATATGTTAGCTTAGACAGTATTGGATCGCAGGCTGAATATCTAAGAAACGGTTTGATATTTGATGTGTTAAAATCAAATGTAGAGAAATTTTTATCGAATACAAAGAATACCAGTATTAGTTTTATCAATACGTTTAACATTCTAAGTATTTCAAAATTTAAAAACTACTTAGAATATATACTAGACCTAAGACAAAAATGGTCTGCTGGCATAGGGTTTCAAAGAGTATGGTTTGATATTCCCATGCTACATTCTCCCGCTTGGCTAAGTTGTTACAATGCCAGCGATGAACAAATTTCTATGCTAGAAGATGTTTATAAATGGATGCAGGAACATACTGATATTGTTAAATTTAATCAAACATTTCAAGGATTTAAACCTTTTGAATTAGAAAAATTACAACGTAATATTAATGTAATTAAAGAAAATAAATTTACTAAAGAACAGCAAATTAAAAACAATCAAGATTTTAAAATCTTTTTCGAAGAACACGATCGTCGAAGAAATACAAATTTTGTAAAAACTTTTCCAGAAATGGCGGAATGGTATAGGAACATAAAATGAGTAAAAAATATATAGAAATTGTACAGGATGCAAGAGATAAACTAAACACAGTAGGTAAAGGTTTTTGCCTAGCCAAGTGGAACATGGAGACTCTTTACCTACACATGGGAGATAATCATAGTTGTTATCATCCCCGGCCACATAAAATTGATAAGACATTGTTAAAAGACAATCCTAGTGCTCTTCATAATACACCTTGGAAGAAAGAACAAAGAAAACTTATGCTCGAAGGAGGTCGACCACAAGAATGTTACTATTGTTGGAACATCGAAGACCTGCCTGGGGATCATATCAGTGATAGGATGAAGCACAGTTCTAATTATATTGACAGCACCTTCGATGCTGTTGTTGCAGGTGGTTGGGAACAAAATTGGAATCCGCGACACCTCGAAGTTAGTTTTGGTAACGGTTGCAATTTTCGATGCGGATATTGTTGTCCACAAGCATCTAGTTCATGGATGGAAGAAATTAAACGTCACGGAAATTACGACATAACCTATAATCAATACGGTATTGATTTTTTAGAACACAGTGAATTTTACAATAAAGACGATCCTAATCCTTATGTAGATGCTTTCTGGGAATGGTGGCCAAGCCTAAAACAAGACCTTAGAGTATTTAGAATAACCGGTGGCGAGCCTCTTATGAATCCTAATACATTCAGATTGCTTGAAATGTTAGAGAATGAACCATCGCCCCATTTAGAAATTCATGTAAACAGTAATCTTGGAATAACACATAGGCTTGTTCAAAAACTTGTAGACCATGTAAAACGATTGCTGGATAAAAAAGCTATTAAAGGATTTAAACTTTATACTAGCATAGATACATGGGGACCCCAGGCCGAATATATTAGAACCAATTTAGATTTAGAACTTTGGGAAAAGAATCTACGTTACTACCTAGATAATTTACCTCAACAAGATATTAGTTTTATGGTAACATTTAATGTACTAACTGTCACTAATTTTAGATCTTTATTAGAAAAAATATTAGACCTACGTAAAGAATACCCCGGAAGCGAATGGCATCAGCGTGTGCAGTTCGATACTCCATATTTAAAGGAGCCGCCTCATTGGATGATAAACATTCTTCCTGACAGTTTTAATTTATATATGGAAAGTCATTTGCAGTTTATTGCAGACAATCTTCGAAAAAATAATCAAGTAGGATTCAACGAAATTGAATACGAAGTATTCAAACGAGTAGTAGATTATATGAAACAAAATCCTGTAGATGCAGAAAAAATTAAAAAAGGTCGTAGAGATTTCTATGTATTTTTTAACGAAACTGATAAACGTAACGGAACAGATTTTTATAAAACATTTCCAGAATACATAGATTTTATGGAATTGTGTAAACAAGAATTCTTATCTTATGAACAATCTAAGAATTAAATTTGAAACAATTACACTCACATGGAATATAGCACAAGATTCTGTTTCTCAAAAATGGGCCAGGTCATTGCTAAATTCTTTGCCTAAACAACCAGACAAAATACATTATACAAATTTTGATGATAACGAATTCAATAAGGCACGTAACAGATTAGATCAAAATATAAAAACATTTCATCGCATAGGAAATATTATTCCCCAGATGCCAGAAACAATTGATCAGAATTATTTAAATTTACTTCACGAATGGTTTGCTGAATACGAATCGTTATCTAAAGAATTGTTTAGAGATATACACAACGATCTACACTCAATTGAAGGAATGATTAAGGGGGTTAAATCTCCCAGGATAGAAATAGGATATTACGATTCGATAAGAAACGAATTTACAGAATCTGATTATTGGAATTTTAGCAAAGTAAGAAATTTTGGAGATATTGAACTTACCTATAATCATATAGGAAAAGATGCACCTGCTTTATTTTATAGTCAAGATATTCCTAGTGAAAATAATTTTGTTCCATATACTCATTATTCTGCCGATTTTTTCATATGGTTTGTCGAACAAGAACTATTAGGGCAAGATAAAAATTTCTGGGAATGGTTTGATAAAAATTATGATTGGTTTAAAAATAAAACAGGATGGGGTCAAAGGGATCCTAGAATAGCGGCCGGGCGTTATAAAGTTGCTGAACTAGTATTAGACAAATCTAAAGATGAAATACTATCTAGCTTAAATAAGTGTCCAACAATTGTAGAAATAACTTTAGGATAAAAATATGTGGCAAGGTAAAGTAGAACAGGTACACTGGGAACCAACCGATAAATGTAATAGTGGTTGTGCAATGTGTCCAAGATATGACGGACAAGGTTTTGAATTACCAACGTTAGAAAATGTCGAATGGACCTTAGAAAGTTTTAAAAAGGCATGGACCGTAGATTTTATTAAAGATCTTTCAAAGGTCCTTGCTTGTGGTAACTTTGGAGATCCTTGTGCCTGTAAAGAGTTTGTAGACATCTATGAATACATGCGAGAGATTAATCCCGATATTGAACTTGCATGTAACACAAACGGTAGTTTACGTACACCAGATTGGTGGGCAAGGCTGGGCAGAGTTATTACAGAAAGGCCAAACAACAATAATTATTGTACATTTAGTTTAGACGGACTCGAAGATACTAATCACCTTTACAGGCGAGGTACAGTTTGGAAAAAGATTATGGCTAATGCTCAAGCATTTATTGATGCCGGAGGAGCAGCACACTGGGATTTCATTGTTTTTGAACATAACGAACATCAAGTTGAAGAAGCTAGAGAATTAGCAAAAAAGATGGGCTTTAAAAATTTTAACGTGAAAAGAACTACACGATGGAATCGATATGATAATGGACAAGGAGCCTATGCAGTATTTTGGAAGGGAGAATATCAATATGATCTCAAACAACCAAAAGAAGACAAATTCAAACACAATTTTGAAGATGCAACTTATTTCAAACAAAGCAAATATCAAAGTTTTAATTTCTACGATTTTCAACAGGCTAAAGGACAGCTTAATAAAGACATTCGATTTGTCAACGGTTCTTATAGGACCATTATGCTTCACGAATTAAACATTGCTTGCAGAGCTGTTAAAGATGCCAGAGAATATCAACCTAAAAATGAAATCTTTATCAGTGCCGGTGGGCACGTTGCTCCTTGTTGTTTTTTAGGTTCTGAACCTTTTAAAGATTATAACGGAATTCATACTGACAAAAATTATGTTGACATGATCCGTATGCAGGGCGGATTAGATGCAGTTAATATGCATAAGAATAATATTCATGATATTCTTCAACTTGACATATTCCAAAAATGGATTCCAGATACATGGAAGCAGGACGGTAATCGTTCGATGAGACCATGGAAGTGTGGTCAATGTTGCGGTGTTGAATTTAATAATTTAGATTACGGCGAACTTGGCGACAAGAAGGACAGTTACTTTGAATAACTTTTGTGTATTACCTTTTAACAGTATCAGTATCAGTGCTGACGGAAAAATTCGTCAGTGTTGTAATTCTGGGGGATTAGAATTTAATACTTTTGTAGATTCTGCACCGGTTGAAACTTTTATTAATAATACAGATCTTACTAATCTTAGAAAAAGTTTTATAAACAATCTTCAAGATTCTAAATGTAATCGATGCTGGGATATTGAAAAGCGTGGAAGTAAAAGTTTTAGGCATTGGGCCAACGAAGAAGAAGATTTTGGCTTAAATTCAGTTATACCAATAATCAAACAAGACGTAATATCTTTTGAAGATATACAATATTTTGATATTACACTAGGAAATAAATGTAATCTAGCCTGCAGAATGTGTAACCCAACTAGCAGTTCTCTATTAGCAAAACAATTAAAAATTGTCAAAGAATGGGACGGACAAGAATTTATTGAATTTACTCAAGATACAAGAAATAAAATATTAGATTTTATTAACAAATCTACAAATCTAAACACTATCTATATGTTAGGCGGTGAGCCATTAGTTAACGATTTTCACGACGAAATTGTAGAGTTATTAATCAAAACCGATAGAGCTAAAAAAATAAAACTAAGTTATAATACAAACTTGCAGATAGATATAGAAAAATATCTTAACATGTGGGCTAGATTTAGAAAAATTGAATGTAGTATCAGTATTGACGGATCAAAAAATATTTACGAATACATTCGATGGCCGGGTAAATGGAGCAAAGTTTTTAATAATATTCTGCAACTAAAAGAATATCGAAAAGAATATTCAAACTTTAATCCTGGCATTCATATGACTGTACAGAATTTAAATGCTTCTAATATATACGATACCATATTAGAGACTTGTGTTATCCCAGATAACCCATTAAATTTCTTTTTTATTCCAGTGACCGGCATTCCAAATCTTGGAAGTAACGATCTTTGGATGTATCCTACTGATGTTTTAATTAAAGAATTAGAAAAACTAAACACTCTAGATGAACCTTACGCTAGACAAATCAATAGTTTAAAATCTTATTATAAAGATGCAATAACAAAATCTCAATCTCTAGATCAACATTCAGTGGAACAATTCTTTAAAACACAAAAAATGTTCGACAATCTAAGAGGTCAAAATCTATTTGCCACAATAAATAATTTTGAAGAATTAGCTGATAAGTTTGGAATCACAAAATGGTAACTATGCCCACCTTAAGAATAGAAAGCACACAGCCTTCTATTTGTTATACTGAATTTGATAATATACCCGAAGACCTAATTGCAAAAGTTTTTAACGAAGAACAATTTTTTGTAAGAGAGTTTGAACATCTTTACGTTGATAAAAGAAGAACAGAGTTAGAACAAAAATATTGGAACAACGACTACTATGCATTGAAGGATCATTTCTATCCTCATGTTCTTAAAATTACAGAAGAATTAATTAAAAGTGACCCAATTAGATATCCCTTCTTTGCTAAAGATTTTAAAATTTGGTTTGATAGTCATTTTATAACAGGCCCAGGGCATATGGGATTTGTTCCCATTGTTGATCAACTAGGTTTTAACCAACCATTACATATAGATAATAGATTTGTGATGATGTCTGGCATAATAAATGTTGAAGAAAATCTAACCGGAACTATTTTTACAAAAGAGACCAATGCCTGGTTAGATAACGGCCTTGGTACTACAGACGAAGAAATTATCTATAGAGCGTCAGGAAAAAAACATTCGGGAACGTTTTGGCTTAACGGAGATAACAATTGGCACGGGGTACAAGAAGTATTGAAAACAAGAAAAATAATTTTAATTAATTTATTTTTCTGATTGATAATGTTCCCATTCATTACCGTCTTTATTAAAAACTTTTCCGTTATCTGTAGATTGTAATTTTGTAATTACAGAAAAAATTTGTTCGGCATCTTTGCTAAAGTCATCTTTAGGAAACCATATAGGATTGATACAAAAAAATATGCCAGTGTGATGTAGACTAAACCCACGCATGAGATGTAGATTGGTAGATTTGACACTAGCATATCCTGCATATTTTCTCATAGCTACCTCTTTACCATCAATTAAACCTGTTAGCATCCATCCTATTTTTGTGTTTTCATGAATAGAATTAGACAGATGTTTTAGCATATAATAAGGTAATTGACAGTTTATCCAATAGGCTAGATCCCAACTTTGCTTTGATGCTGTTCTTTCTTTACTAAAATCGTGTTCGTTAGGAACTCCGTAAGAATTTTGATTAAAGAAAATTATATCGTATTGATTGTTGTTAAGAGTTTCATTAATTGTATTAATCTCTACTTCAGAATTTTCCCAATTAATTTTAATAGCATTTACATTATTGTAAGAGAATTCTTTGCTTGTAACAAGATCAACAATATGACCTTGGTCAGCAATATATTTGGTAAAAACTGAGCCCCAATTAGCTCCAGAGCCTACTAACAATACTCTCATTTAATTTTGTCCTTGACTTGATCAAACTGATCTTTTAACCATTGGTAATCATTAATTAAATTTAGTCCTGCTGGATCTTGCATATGTTCTTCACCAAACTGCTTGCCTAGTCTTGCACCATGAATAGCATACTTGCCAAAGGGTCGATCCTTGCCAACATTGCACCAAACATATAACCATTCATCTGTTTCTTCTTCGTAATTTCTGTCAATTACCCTACTGGCTAATTTTGCACATTCTCTAAATGCACTTCGCCATGTGCTAAATTCATCTACATTAAATCCTGTGGTATTACTAACCTTGTGCATAATTTTAAAACTATCACTAATACTAGTGGTCATGTCAGGATTGTGAATGTCCATATTCATAGTTAATCTTTTAGGAAGTAACTTAACTCCTCCGTAACCGTATACAAGATCATTAATTGGATTTTTACTCATCCATACATGCACTGTTTTATTAAGATTAATTCTACCTATTCTGTCATAGTAAGGAATGTAATCAATAGTAAAATCAAAATCTTCTTCTATAATAGCGTCAGCGTCCACAACCCAAAAAGAATCAGTTTCAGATAATTTTGCAGCCTCAATGTGTGCATTTTGAATTCCCTTAACACCGTGTACTCTTTTAGATCTTGGAAATTTTGATTTTAAATTTTCATAATTTTCGTCAGCATTTTTTTCATTATAACTGATAAAAATAATATCAAATGGTTTTGGTTTACTTGCTTGGATAGGATATTCTTTTTTATCAATTAAAAATCTATGAAAAATTTCTCTTTCGCTTATTTTTAAATGCTTGGGCGTTAAAAAAACTCCGTCATAATATTTGTCATTTAAAAACACATGATTTATTTGTTTATCGTATTTGTTATTAAATTGAAATGTAAAATCAAAATCAAAGTCATCATTAATAACAACATCACGGGGAATCATCCAGAACATTTCAGTTGAGGCAGACTCCAAGGCCTGTTGGTATTCTTTGTAATTACTAAATTTAAAAATTTCGTAAGGTTTATTTTTACTTGCAACTATAGAATGTTCTTTTTTATCAATTAAGAATCTATGATCAAATTCTTTCTTACTAAACTTTTTTTGTTTTGAACAAAGAATTATTCCACTTATGTGGCTATCTCCGTCTACTGAAGAATTTAAAAATAAATGATTTTCGTTTCTATCATAGTCATATTTTCCATCCAGAGGATCAAAATATAAATTAAAAACATTATCATCGATAATTCTTACATCATTCCATATTAACCAAAACATAGGACTGTGTGTTGTATTAATAATGTTTTCGTATTCTTCATAAGAGCTAATTACAAATCTAGGGTATCTAGAAACTGAGATTTTAATATTGTGTTCTTTTTTGTCAACAACATAGCGACGACTAAACTCTCGACTACTAAAAACTTTATTTTTTGAGCAGAGTATAATGCTATTTTGAAAAGAAATTTTTCCGTTGCACTCGTTTAAATAAACATGATTTTCGTTTCGATCGTAATCATATTCTCCATTATTAGGGTCATAATATAAATCAAAAATACTTTCATCTAATTTTTCTATGTTATTCCAAATTAACCAGAACATAGGAGACCCAGTCGTCTCTGCAATAGTTTTGTATTCTTCATACGAATTTATAATATATTGAGGATAAACTTGTTTAGAAATTACCAAATCAAATTCTTTTTTATTAATATAAAACTTATGCGAAAATTCTTTGGTTGTTATTTTTGCATTCTTTGGAAATAATGCAATACCGCCTTGATACGTTTCAATTCCATTTCTTAGAGTTTTCCAGACATGTACATATTCTTCTTCCCATTTAGTAACTCTATAGGCAAAATCAAAATTAATTTCTACGGTATCATCCCATACAACATAAAAGAATTTAGTAAATGCTTTTGATCTTATATCTTCAAAAGTTTTTACATTGTTGATTTTTTGAGATGCCGGAAACTTTTTACGAAAATCATTCCAACTATTTTCGTTAACTAATCCGGTACTTACATAAAAAATATCATAAATCATAATAAGTATGTCTTTGTTAACCTAATTGTTTCGTCGTAAAGATTTAGTGTATATTTGCTTTGTTTAGCATCTAAAAAAGGATACTCAAAACCTATACCTTTTTTAATGTGATAACCCAAATCTTGTATATCTTCTGCTAAGGATGTATGATTAATATTTTCTTCGTAGATAGTTTTTAATACTTCAAAATCTCTTACATCAATATAATTCCAATTGGTACAATTAGTCATCCATTGACCTAATCTTGCACCATGTATGGCATATAGACCATTTTCTTCATGAGCACCAATTGTTGACCAAATTTTAAGTCTATGCAGATTATGCCACCAAATACGTTCCTTTATTTCATCTGCAGGAATACGGACACCATCAAGAAGTGTCATCTTTACACCTTCACGAAATCCTGCACGCCAGGCTTGAAACGGTGATCCGGTAATTACCGTTTCACTGTAACATTCTTTAA